ATCAATTTCAGCACCAGATTGAAATACTCGACAAGTAAGTGTTGTTGTACCAGAACCGTTTTTAAAAATACTACCTGCTGTACTATCAATCGTACAAGTTAATGGGTCTGTATAATCAAGAAGAGTACATATGCCACTAACTGCCGTTCCTGCTGTACCGCCTACTTGGTCAATGATTACCGCCTTATAAGTTTGCGAGTTCGTAACAGCCGTTGGTAGAACTGTTAGTATCCCTTGAGAAGTTGTATTTGTACCAGCAGTTACGTTTGGTGTTTGACCAGTTGTAGATGAACTACATAAATGCCATCCTAATCCAAGGTTTGAGTTATAACCAGTTGAACCAGTTGTAGTTACAGTACTATCTGCATAACCGAAGAATATTTGCTTGTTCCCTGCAGAAAGTTGCCCCCCTTTATATAAATCAGCGTTAACTGTTAAGCTTGCAGGCATAGAATTGTAGAACGCTCCACCGTTGCCAGCGTAAACATTCGCAAGAACTGCTGATTTAGCAAGTTGCACAACGGTTAAATCTAAAACAGCTGAGAACGGAACGTTTAAACCTGTATTAGGGTCAACCCATAATCCAGAAGCAGTGAATCGTGATGCTGAGTTAGCAATTGGGACATTGACTTTTGTTGTCAACACACTATTTGAAGTTCCGCTCATATATTGAGTATCAGTATTAGTGGTAGAACTGATGGTAGTAGTAGTTGTTCCATCTGATCGTGTCCAAGTAATAGTTCCTGAAATCCCACTAATAACAGAAGTTGTACTCCCTGCTTTAGTAAGGTTGAGCGTTAAAACTTGTGGAGTAGTCGCATAACTTGGTGACCATGTTTGAGCTGTTGCATCATAAGTTTGAGTAGTCACCCCACTTGCTGTGATGAAAGCGTTGAGTTGCATCCCATCTGATAAATCGGTGATTGTGATTTGTCCACTTGAGACAATTGACATATTTTGTTCCTCCTATTAATTAAGTGGTTCAGCAGTGCAATCAAATGTAGCTCTCTGCCAAACATCACTATTTGTGATTGTAATTGATTTTCGACTTGTCTGATGAGCAAGATTCCAAGCGGTATCTACTGTTCCGTCAGAGTTAGTTTTAGACCATATATAAGCAAATTTTGTTCCATCACTATCAATTTCTTTATTATTTTGATAAAGTATCGCAGTGAAAGTGGTATTAATGATATTATTTTTAAATTGATAGCCATTAGAAGATTCAATTATTAGATTTATAGGGCTTACGCCATCATTCCCCCGTATCAGACTCCAAGTGTAATCAGTTGATTTGGTACTATCTGATATTTTATCGTCTGAATATGTTCCGATATAACTTGGATAATCACTTGTTTTTACTTCTGTAACTGAGGGCATGTATGGTGTAGCGATTGAACCAAACTCTACTTTCAAATTCGTAATTGTAACTGTTGTCCCAGCAGGTAGACCTGATGTTACAATTCTATATGAATTGAAACCGACACCTGCTAAAGTTATTGTCTCTTTATGAGTACCACTTAGATTAGCGTTACTAACACTTTGATTTGTACCACCTAAACCATAAGTAGGTCTAATCGTACCTGACCAAGTTCCTGATGAGTTTGTAATAGCATAATTATAAGTAATAGTTAATGGTTTATTTAAAATATCAGCTATAACTCCATCTAATGGATAAGTATTAGATGAAATATTCTCTGCCGTCCCAGTAGAAGTGTAAGATTGTGATTTTGTGTTTTTCAACAAATTCAAATTCGGATAAACAGTCGTGAAGCCGTCCGTGCCGTCTGCGCTGTAAGCATAGGCAGTATGAGTTATTGTTCCATCATTAACATTACTTACTGTAATGCTATTGCTTGCTACTATCGTCATCAGTCACCTCCGCCCAAATTTCAATAATTGGGGTGGAGATACCATAAGTCCGCCAGATTTGTTCAATCACATCACTTGCGCTTGTTGCTTCAAAGCTAACTTGTGTGATTTCTCCCCCAAGTTCGATATTGGCATAAAATGTACTTTTCATTATTGATTTACCTCGCATGTATATTGAGCTTTGACATTGATATCAGTCGCCGCAACACTAATTGTTTTACCAGTTTTATATTGATTGCCTGTACCGCCAAAATTAGCATTTAATACACCATTTTGGTCACGTTGAGACCATTTATAAGTATAGGTTGTTCCAGCTGTATCAATTTCAGCACCAGATTGAAATACTCGACAAGTAAGTGTTGTTGTACCAGAACCGTTTTTAAAAATACTACCTGCTGTACTATCAATCGTACAAGTTAATGGGTCTGTATAATCAAGAAGAGTA